GATTGGCGCGCACATAGCCGATGGCGACGCCTGCCTTCAACATACGGAACGAGTTCTCGACAGGTGCTGCCATGTACTTCATCTGCTTGGCGAGACTCTCGGCCAGTTCGGCCTTCGTCTGGTGTCCAGTGAAGGCCACCACAACGCGGGCCAGGCCGCGACTGATGATGTCGAAGTCGGTGATGGAAGCAGTGCAGACGTTGATGCCTTTGGTGTTGATGTTCATTGCAGTTCTCCATAAGTGACGGTCTGTGCCGAACGGATTGAATAGAGGCTCATCGCCTTCTGGAAGATCAAGTGAGCGGCAAACCAAGGCTGAGGTAGGCTCGGATACGATGCTGCCCACTTGATCGAAGTTAAATTAAGGACTGCGGATCAGACGTCGCGCCAGAGCGTGTACTTGAACGTGATCTGCAGGCTGATCAGGTTGGAGGCACCGCCATCCAACTGGACCTCTGCAACGGTCTCAGGGTAGAGACCAATCAGGTTCGTAGTACGCACGACTTCCGGCACGTCGTTGTACAGCACGATCTGCGAATCGACCTTGTACGCCGACGACAGAGCACCACTGTTGTTGTCCCACGAGCGGATGAACTCGTTCCAGCGACGAAACTTCTCACGAGTCATCCAATCAGCGGTTTCGAGGAACGTGGCGTTCAGCGTGTGCGTGAAGGTCTTGCGACCTGCGAACGGGATGTTCACACCATGTAATGCCACGTCCACTGCGTCCAGAGCGACGCCGGGCAGATCCGTGGTCATGCACTTGAACGTCAGATCTCGCGTGTCGGAGGAGCCCGGAATGTTCGGCAGGAACAAGTCGAAGTTATAGCTGAGTGCCGGATCTTGCAGGCTCAGCACATCGTTCAGAGAGGTACGCATCTCGACTCCTTATTCGATTTTGGACTTGGTCTTGATCAGGCTCCGCAGAGTGGCTTCGGCGTCTTTGTACTCCTCGCGATTGCCCGCCCCCTTGAGCGCCTCCAGTGTGTCACGCAGCTGGTCTTTGAACTTTCTGATCGTCAACGTACCCGTACGCTCTTCTGCTGCCCAGTCATCGCCGTCGCAGCCGCCCTCGAGTTTCAGGGCCGGCGGATCGTAGTTGTGATCGAGCACGACTGCGATATTGACTTCGTTCTTACCCTTGCCTATGGAGAATTCCACGCGCTCTTCCTTGCCGGCCTTGCCTTTCTTTTTGCCTTTTGCGCCCGGGATGGCCTTCTGAATCCACAGGACGACCTTACCCGCGTCTCCGGAATTGGCAGCGGTAACGGCGTTAGCCTGGACGAGTCGAGCGGCTGCATTGATTTGGATCTTCATTTCTTTTCCTTGTAGAGAGCGGAGGGATATACCCTCCTTGGTTTATTGACCGCCGACTTGCGACAGAGCCTCTTGGAACGACACACCTTGTTTCGAGATCACCATCTGCAGCTGGATCTCGTGGATCGGAATCACCGGAATGATGATGACGGTGACACGGCGCACTCCACTGTTGAACATCGCTGCCGTGTTATTGGATGAATCGGAGACCACTGTGAAATCCGAGATACCGCGTGCATCTTTGATCGACTGCAGGTACTGCGTGCATGCGCTGACGATCTGGCGACCGGTGAAATCGTCGTTCGGCTCTTGCAGGCTGTAGAGCAAGAACTGATACATCGCCGTTTTCATGACGTTGACGATCCGGCGCACCGACAGCCATTGCAATGCAGACTCTTGGGCCTGCAGGGTCTGCTGTTCCCACAGCGCGATACCTTGGCCGACGAAGGTCCTCGTGTAGTTCACGCGAGCCTTGAACAGCTCGGTGGCTTGTCCGTCGTCGTAGGTATAGCGGGTCTTCAGCACATCGACCAAACCGCGATTCAGACCTGCGATACTGAACGACGGGTTTGCCACACGGTCAGTGCGAGCGCACAGCGCAGCGGCCCAGCCCGAGAACGGCACGTACTGTTGTTTGCCGTTGATCGTGTCGGCCTCCAGTACGTCCGGGCAGAACAGCGCGCTGTAGGACGAATTGAGGTTCAGCTCCAGCTTGCAATAGTTGACTGCGGCCTGGAACGTCTGTTTCGACGACGGCACGTCCAGCATAGCGGCGGTGTCCCAGCGCTTCACGGCCAGAGCATCCATTGCCTTCTGCACGGTGGGCGTTGCGTGACCACCGTTGATCAGCGTGTTGATCTGGTACAACTGCTTGTTGCTGAAGATGTCGTAGGCAGCGGCAACGTCGAATTCCGTCGGAGCCGTACCCGAATCGCCACCCTTCATTTGGGTCTTGGCGATGGTCGTGATCTCCGGTACGGTCAGCAGTGCCAGCGTGTTGTTCGTGACCTGGATGTACTGCGAATACGGGTTGATCCGCTCCTCCAGCTCACACTCGATGCCACTCGTGTCGGTGTACGGTGTCAGCGTGCACACGAACTGCTCGACCGGATTGTCGACCGAGGTATTCAGATCGAAGACCGACACGGTGAATCGCGGATCAGGAGGCGGCAGGTTCGCCGGACTGGTGATCGGCTTCTTCGTGGTGTCCGGCGGAATTGCGCCAGTGTCCACGAACGTCGTGGTGCCTTTGCCGATGGTAGCCATAGCACCGATAAGCGACGAGGTCGACGTCCGACCGTACACCACGTAGCCGTCGGCCAGATCGATAGGATCCCACGTCAGCGTCACTTGATTGGTGACGGCGGAGCCCACGATGTTGACCACCACAGGAGTGGAGGCCAGAGTTTCCCCTGCCGCGCTGATGGCAGACACTTGGTACTGGTACGTACCGGCGAGCATCGAACCACCTGTCGCTTGCGAAGAGCCCACCAGATTGGTGGGAGCACTCAGGTTGTTGGAGGTAACGCTGATAGCCAGTTGGTTCGCGTACGAACCCTGGCCGCGCTTCGGATAGAACAACGCGATGGGCACGTCCGTCTGCGATGGCATCAGCGTGGACCAGTCCGGTGCCGTCGGATTCGACACACCGTCTACAGTACCCAGCAGATGGGTAACACTGCTCTCGTTGTACATCAGCAGCCCGCTGTACAAGGCGTCGGCGTGTACCACACGACGGGCCCACAGCTGGTCGCCTTCCCTGAAGAAGTCCAGACCGCAGTACACGTCGAATGAGATCTGCGCATTCGGGTTGCCGTATTCCGCCAGATAGTCTTGCGCGTTGGTGAAGAACTTGGGGTCTGGGGAACCCTGATTGGAAACCACCACTTGGCAGGCCACTGCCGTGGAGGCCGAGGTAATGACCTGCGAGAGGTCGATCTCCTGCACGCGAACGTCAGACGCGCGTTGAACGAGGATAGTCATTGTTGGCCTCCAGTGGCTTCGGTTGCTGCGGGCTCTGCGGTAACGACCTCAGGTGCGGGCACGACCTGCCGTTGAACCTGTTGGGGCTCCGGCTTTTGGACCCGCACAGCAGTGGGATTCAGGCCAAGCCAACGTGGGTCAACCGTCATGCCGGTGCGAAGGTGCACTCGGCGACGCGGCATGATCTGCACGCTGTCGCTGCGGCCATCAGCATGGATGACCCCTACGTGCTGCGTTAGTGTGGTCAAGTTAATGACCAGGACGTTGTCCATATCAACTCCTATTCAAAAGGAACGAAATCATAGCCTTGCGCAGACCCGAAGAGCATCTGAAGATCAATGTCAGAGACGCGCCCTTGTGATCCAAGGATGGGTTCAGACGTGTATCCATGAATCACCAAGTTGCTTGTGATCTTGTAGACGGCCTCGTTCTCTACTCGGTTTTCTAGTGGCGGCGTGGACACCGACTCATCTAGGGTAACGCCGATACGGGTCTCCAGCTGGCCATACTGGATATTAAATTTGAGATACCCGCACTTGTAGGCAAACAGCCACCTACGCGCATAGCCCACGACCGTTTGAGGCTCAATGCCACTGAACTTGTTCGTGTGGAACTCGACCTCCATACTGAAGTTCGTCGGCAAAATACGCGCCGTCATGATCTGATTCTCAGACGTAGAGATGCGGACTCCGCGCCGTGTGAGCATGGTGTTTTGATAGCTATCCTTGTTATGCGCTACGGACTGCACGGTCAGGAAAGCGTACGGGTACTCAACTTGATTGCCCGAGAAGAAACGTTCAAGAGTACGCGTCTTATCGTTGGTTGTGGTGATTGCGGCTCTGCATTGAAAGACCTCAGTAAAGCGCTTGAGGATGCCGTCGAACACAAAGCTCTCGATGGGTTTGATCTCCATATGGCCCTCAAAAGGAAAAGGGAGCCATCACCTTTAAGCGATGGCTCCCTCAGTCGCGGTTATTACTTGCGCTTAGCGCGGCCTTTCATGCCGTTCAGAACGGAAGCAAAAGCCTTGTCGAAGTCGCCGTCCTCCTCGCCTTCTTCCTCTTCCTCGTCTTCGCCGTCTTCCAGCTCGGCGTCGACTTCTTCCTCGTCGTCACCGTCGCCGATCAGTTCATCGATGTCCGACTCGTCGCCGATGTCGAATGCACGAACTCGCGTTTTCGCCGAGGTCTTGGCAGCGGCCTTGACCTGCTTGCTCGCCTTCTGCTGGTTGGCGAATGCTTGCGCGTTCGACGCTTCCAGGATGGCGACTGCGTCCTTCACGTCGTGGGCCTTGGAGGCCTTGAGCAGCAGTTTGCCTGCCGTTTGGAAGTCACCGTCGACTGCGTGTGCCAGTGCCAGAACGGTGAAGTCCAGCGAATGATTGTATTTCTTCATCTCAGTTCCTTTGATCGATTCGTTTGACTTAGGGCCTGCCATCAGACAGGCCCGCCGTTATTACAGGCGCTGGCCTTTGGCGACCGAACGGCTGTTGGCGATGGAGATCGCGATCTCCTCGTGGATGACCCAGCCCTTGCCCGGAATCTTCTCGTTCACGATGTCGATCGGCGCGCTGTTGATGCCGCCGCGATCCGAATAGGCGCCGTGGTTCAGCGCTTCCGAGATCACGTAGAACTCGCCTTGGTTCAGGACCTTGTGCTCCGGATGGCGGTAGGCGTCCGAAGTGATGGTCATACCGTACATCACGGCGAGCTCGCCGGTCAGCAGCAGTTCGTGGCGAGCGACCGGGTCGATTGCCGAGTAGAACTCCGAGTTGCCGATGATGTCCTGGTAGATGTCCGACGCGATCAGGACGTGCGGAGCTTTCAGGCCCCAGCGGGTCACGTTGGTGACGACCTGCATCAGGGTGTACGGCGTCAGCTGGCCGCTGATGATCGACAGGTTGTTGTCGATGCCGACCAGGGCGTTCACCTGGTTGTACCACAGGCGGTCTTCGGCGACCATCACTGCTTCGGTTGCTTCGACGTACTTCTCTTGCAGCACGTCACCGGCCGACTGGTTCAGCTCGTTCTGCGTCACGAACGGACGCGTCACGATGCTCAGTTCCGGTGGGGTGTACCACTTGTCGCGCGTGATCTGGGTCTCGATGCGCGTCGGGCTGGTGCTCCAGACGGCCGTGACGTTCTTGGTGCGCAGCGGGAAGCGCGGGACCGTGCCTTGATCGACGGCGATCTTGGTCAGGTACTTGCGCATGAAGCCCTGACGGTTCGCCGTGATGTACAGCGATTCGGCCATACGCTCGCCCAGCACGCGATGGACGTCGCGGTCGTTCTGCGCGGCCTTCAGCAGCTCACGGTTGGTCTTGGCTTGGGCCTCGATCTTGTAGCCTTGTGCATCGGTGATCAGCGAACCGTTGGCCGAAGCCTCCAGGAACTTCATCTGCTTGTTCAGCAGTTCGCGCTTCGAGGAAGCGTTGATCTCGCCGCCTGCGCCGATTGCACGCTCGTTCGAGCCCTGGAAGCGATACTCGGATGCTACGGTAGGGGTACGCGCAGCTTGAACTTTGATCTTCGACATTTCTTGCTCCTTATGTTAATGCTGTCGCGGTGAATTAGACGGCCGAGAATTCCAGACCGAGGAAGGTCACTTCCGAGGTCGGCGTCGCGATGATCTGTGCCGGGAGCGTGATGCCCGAACCCGCTTGATTGGTCACTTGACCGCCCGCGGCTGCCTTCACGCCGGTTGCTGCGGTCCAGTCGACGGACGCATCGAACTCCGACGTGTAGATGACGCCACGCTTGATGCAGCCGATCTGGCCGATGTAGGCACCGCTGTAGCCACCCGGTTGCACGTCGCCTTGCAGCGCGCGGGCTTGCACGACGGACAGGGCATACTTGTAGGTCACGACGACCTGGTCGCCTGCAGTCAGACCGGTGATGGACTTGCCCGAGACGGTCGGCGACGAAACGGCTGCGCCTGCGGTCACGTCATACACGAACACTTGGTTCGGAACCGGAGCGAATTGCAGGGTAACACGACCGGTCGACGGAACGACGAACGTTTCTTGCTTGTTGGTGAAGCCTTCCATGAACGGAGCGGCCGAGGTGCCTGCGATGGAGAAGCCTGCGAAGACTTCCGACGTGCCGCCGGTCGACGGCATCACGCCTGCAGCTTGGGCGCCGGAAGCGCGGACCAGCACCATGCCTTCTGCGTCGATGACTGCGCCCGGCGCGACAGCCATTTCCGACGAGTCCACGTATTTCGAGAACGGACCGTAGATCATTTTGAAACCTCCAGATGATTGATTTATGTTACTGAGTAAAAGTGTGGGTTGTGATCTACACCACCCACTGCTTTTCTGTTGTGGCTTAGCCGAACAGCGGACGCTTGCCGTTGAGGATCTCGTTGGCCGTCACGCTGTACTTGCCGTTGGCAGCGGCCGATGCCTGAACGCGCACACCTGGGCGGGCCAGGGCTGCCTCCACGGTGTCACCGAAGCCTTCGTCTTCCAGATCGTCCTCGCCGTCTTCCATGTCGGCACCGATCGGGATC